CTAAACCCACATCTGTCACATATCGCAATGGCATACTTCCCAGAAGCGTACGCCATTACGCTCTCCTATAACTTCTTAAACTTGGCGCAACAAATAAGGAAGCTCTACTTTCATCTTGATCAGCAGCTCTTGCGAACTCTTCTTCATAAAAAGCCTTAAGCATTTGTACTCTATCTGGCGCTTTCTTTAAAGCAATATAGTAAGACAATCCAGCAGCCAAGCAAGGATAAAACCTAAACGGCATTTGCATTGTGTTGGCGCTTGCATCTGCATCTTCAATTCGAACTAATCGATTAATGATCAATTGATCCGTGTTGTTTTCAGAAGCAGGCCAAATGTAAAGCTTTGGCGTTATGAGCTTGTCCAGGAACCATTGGCTTGGTCTTGACTGAGTATTCTTGTTAGGAATATTCCAATAGGCAGATCGACTAACTTGAGCCATCTGTATATCGGTTGTTTCCCCACCTTCGGTTCTTCTAATAACAACATCTAAAACGTCTATTGTAGAGCCTGTAAGCTCAATAAACTCTGCGCCTTGAGTTAACGTTGTAGACGTATTCTGTATCGTCCACTGATTTAACCCACGGTTGGCCCAGTCAGCCAGCAAGAGATTCAGGGATCGCCTTGCGGTAATCCCGTCATAACCCGTGCGAAACTCTAGACCGCAGCGCTCAAACGCTTCTTCTATGTATTCCGCGACATCTGGCTCAAAATCTCTGGTCCCAGAAGTTGTCATTAATATTCCTTTATCAGATCAAGAATGACAGTGTATGTATCACCGGCACTTGCGCCTATTGTTGTAAACAAAATGTCACCTGTCACACCGCTGCCAGCATTGTTTGGTATGCCAGTAAACGGCGTGTAATCGTGGTAACCATTGCTGTCAGGAGATAGCCCGATGATTAGAGTATTTGCCGTTGCATCGCATAACAACTCTACTCCCATCCCAACACACTGCCACCAAATTTGCGTAACAGTTACTTTAGTACAGGCTTTTCCAGATGAGTTTGTACCCAAAGCAGAAACATCAACCTTGACTACGTTTGACTCACCAGTTCCATCACTGACATTGGTAAACTTTAGGACGGCTTTGCGGTCACCGTCCTGAATGGTTTGCGAAGTTACTGCATCAGCCATTGTTATTCTCCTAAATTAATTGATTAAGCATCAGCAAAAGGAGTAACAATCGTTCCTGAACCTAGCAATAAAGAGTCATGAACTAAGTACGTTGCAGCGTCAATAGCAGTAATTTTAACAACACTGCCGACAAGTCCGCCCTTAGTTGAGCCATTCAAGGTGATGACATCGTTAGAGGCTGCTGGAATAAACGCTTTTTTAGCGCCATCATCTACGGCAACCATTGCCGCGCCAACAAACTTGTCAGTGCCGTCAGTCAAGATATCAAGGTCGGTTGCTGCGGTTTCTACATAAAAGAAAAACGAAGCGCCGATGTTGTTTGCTTGATCGGGAGAAGTAGGATCATTAGGAGTGGCTGAAGAAATAGAGGGCAAAGTAAACTTGCCATCAGCATCGTTCAGCATAATAATTTTACCGGCATGAGTCGCAACCGTTAGGGTTGTGTCCGCAGATAAGCTAACACTGCTGTTTACACCGGCAGTGATAAAGCCAGCTAAAGACTTGACGGGACCAGAAAAAGTAGTTTGTGCCATGGTATTCACCTCTTACGAAAGGATTCGTTTTAGCGTCTTCGTAACGTCCGCTGAGTCGGTCGCTAAAACTAATTTGTCTCAGTTCATACAGTCTAGATCAAATTTAAGATAAAAAAAAGGTGGTCAAACGACCACCTTTCCCTTTGTTTCACATGAAACATTAAGCGCCTTGTGAACCAAATACACAGCGAGGGTTGCTGTAGCCAAAGCTGTAACGAGCTCGAGCCTTATAGCGAACATTGCCGGTATCGAAATCGCCTTCCATAGAAGTAGAAATCGGGCTTCTTTCAAAGTGCTTAAACCCATCTGGGCAGTCACTCAGCAAGAACCATGCATCAGTGTCTGACAAGAAATGGTTGATTGCATAACCTTGCGGAAGCATACCCATATTCTTGACGGCGTTGATGTCATTGTCTGCTGTGCCTACTCGTCCAGGAGTCTCGAGCAAACGATCAACTACGAACTGAAGCTGAGGCGGAACAATCAGCTTGGTTCCCTGAAGAGCCAAGATCATGTTTCGATCATCAACAAAAGTTGACATAGTGATCAGTGCGTTTTCAAGCGAAGTCTCGTTCAAGTCGGACATAGTAGTTGCCCGATTCGCAAGAGTACCGCCATAAGCAAGCGGGTGTGCTGTGCTGACCAAAGGTTGGCCATCACCACCAGCAAAGTTAGCATTAAACGCATTGTTTAGGACATTAGCAGCTTTAACCTGCTTGGTGTGAGCCATACTACGGGCCAAAGCCTTCGTATAACGTGCGCCGAGTCGGTCATAGAGATTGTCTTCGACAGCTTCTTCTGTCAAAGCAAATGCCAATGCCACGGTTTCGTGGGTGTAACGAGCAGTAAAGCCTTCAGAAGCGTTATCAAAAGATACGCCTTGACCTTCAGTCTTAACTTTTGCGTCACCAAAACCTACGATCAAAACTTCTTCTTCGAATGCACGATCAGAAGATTCTGTTTCATAGATTTCATCATGCTCGTTATCATAACGAGCGTATTCCATACCAAATAAAGCATTGAGGCCAGGCTCTAGCTCTTTGGCTAATTGGGCTCTTGAAATAGCCATATATTAACTCCTTAAGCTAAACCAACTTGCTTTTGGCCAAACAGATGATTCTGAATGGTGACAAGCACGTTAGTATTGGCTGAACCTACATCTGAATTGTCTGGGTCACCAGAAATATCCAGGGCTTTGAACGGTAATGTCGCTGTTGTAGCGCCGGTAGAAACATCAAGCTCTACATAAGAGAGTCCTGAAGCTGTGCTACCAGTACCAGAGTTATCAACAAGGTCGAAATTACCCCACAGATCTGCAATCGGGAATGCTGCGTCTGCTTGAATTTCAAAAACATCCATAGGATGATCGAAAATAAAAGCAATTGCATCAGTCGCTGCATTTCCAGGCCAATAGTTACTCCAAGTAGGAGTGCTGGTCGTAGGATCTGTGTAGAAACAACCGTTAAATACACCGACAATAATGTCGGAAGTTGCTGAACCGCCGTCTGCACGCGCAATTCGAGTAACAATACCAGATGTAGTTTGAGTAACAATGTCACCCGCGTAGATCTTAGTAGTGTTAGTCGCATCAGCAGTCGTTATTCTATAACGAGACTGACCAGAAGAATTGTAATTCCCCTGAATATTACGAACATACCGGAGGCCAAATGGGGCGTCTTTATTCGCCATTTTAGTTCTCCTTAAACACAATCAAAAATGGTTCTATTTCCTAGAACCGCCAAAGGTTACCTTACTCTTCCTTTCATTAGAAAAAGGCATTGAGGGATGTTCGTCTTTCATCAAATTATTGTCAACCGCGCTCATTTGGTTTTCAGTTTTATTTTGAAAGTAAGCATTCCGCTCGTTTGCTGTTTCTTCTGGGATTTTTGCAAGCATCAAACCACCAACACCAACACTTCCTGCTTGAGATCCGCTTTCATTCATAGGCAAATCATAGCCTGCAACTTCAGCCGGACTGACTACTTCGTAGCCTTCTCGCAATCGCATGTGAACATTAGTCTTATCATCCTCGCCTCGAATGTGCGTTCTCAGCCATCGATACTTCATCCCTGGAGGAGGTTCGGGTGTTTCTAAGATTTGAGGTGGCGTCCATGGCCTCCGAGCTTGTAAAGCATCCCTAGTATCAGAACTCCGTGGAGTCCTTTTCATTCCAGATCCGCCTTTTTCTTTTATGTCTTCGCTCATGATCTTTCCAACCTCATTTTTTGTTTAGCATATTCTTTGAATGGAACACCTAGTTTTTTGGCAAGCTGTTGCTCGCTAGGTGACAATTCAATCCTACGGTCATTTTGATTGCGTCCACTTCCTTTTATGCGCGTACCGGAAACAACGGTTTGGACGGGTTTATTAGCGTTTCCTGCGGGTCGTTCATTCTGAAACTTGTGAGGTAGTTCCTGTCGAATTCTGCGATTAATTTCAGAATAGTACTCTTGTGACTCCAAGTCAATTCCTGATCGGACAAGCTCATCATGCACAGCAAAGGCTACATTAGTCATAACCCTGTCAGTTCCAAACCACTCATTCTTAGCAGCCCACTCTTGTGCGCTCTCTGAAGGCTCAAGATATTGAGGCTCTTCTTGGACATAGTCATTTGGAATTTGATATTCAAGTTCAGATTCCTGCTGCCTAGAAGCCCACTGCTGATAGTCTTCTTTATACTTTGCAAGCTCGCGCTTGTATTGAGCTAAAGAACTTCTGTCAGCTTCGGTTCTGGCAATAAGCTGTTGAGCTTCTGCCATAGCTTCGGGATCTCCAGATTCGTAAGCTTTCTGAAGGTTTCTTTTAGCAGAATCAGCTTGCGCCTCAATCCTGCCTTGAAACTCTTTAGAATAACTTTCTTGTATCTGTAGATTTTGGGCCGCTGAATTAACGCTGGTTTGTTTATACTTGTTTGAAAGCTCTCTGTTCTGATCTTGCAATTGCTTCGCGTATTGAATCGCTTGCAGTTCTCGACGTTGAAACTCTTTCGCCTGCTTAACAGCCTTGTTAATTCGGTCCTGAGCACTTCTTACCTTTCGGTCAGCTTCAGATTCTGCGCCATCATCTTCCTCATAATCGAAATCTTCTTCTACTACATCTTCTGTAGCAGGAGATATTTCGGCAAGTTCTTCATCAGAAAGCTCTACATAAGTAGATTCTTCTTGAACTTCATCGTTAGATTTTCTTGCATACTCTGGTACTGCTGCGCTTTCTATATCTTTATCGCTAATATTTAAATCAACGTCGATATCAGATAAAGCTTCGCTTAACGTTTGTTCTGACATGTTTCACCTCAAGTTGCGGACTTGATGTCATCGGGATCCATAATGGTCCCAATCACTTCATCATCATTAATAATTCGAACTTCAGAATCATCCTCTAAAGAGAATCTAGCTCCTGAGTATCGACCTATTAACACCCATTGACCTTCCTCACACCAAGGCATGCCATTAAACTTATCAGCATCTTGGTAGGCTAGTGGGCCTACTTTTAAGACATAGGCAACAACAGTCGCCAGACCTTCCTTATCCATGGTTTGTTTGGTTAAAACAATACCACCGTCAGTTACGCCTTTGCCTTTATAAGGTAAAACAAGAAGTCGCCAACCTGTGGGGTTGGGCATTCTTTCCAGTAGTGTTTTATCCAGAAGTTCTGGATTTAGAACACGCTCTTGACTACTCACATATGCGTCAGTTAATGACGATTTAGCGAGAGTATCTGCTGACAGATTACTCATCG